GCCCTGGGCGGCCGGCTGGCTGAAACTCGGCCAGCCTGCTTCGCTCAACAGATTGTCCGCCACCTTTGCGATGGTGGGCATGGTGATGACGGCCTGCGCGGCGGTCATGGCCGTGCCGGTGGCGTTCATCTTGTCGCCGATGGTCTGGGCCTTTACGCGATCGGCATTGGCCTCGGCCACGGATGCCTTGGCGTTTTTCTCGCGCAAGTCGGCTTCCACCATGGCCTGCTGGATGGCTGCCTGCTGGGTGGCGGCCTGCTCGCGCTGGATGTCCTCGGGCGTCGGTTCTTCCTGGTCCGGGTCTTTCTGGCCGTTGATGGCCCGAATGCGCTTGGCGATTTCCTCGCGGTTCGGAATGTCCATGTTGTCCACGATCAGGTCGAGCATGGCCATGGCCACCTCAGCGGGCATCTTGGACAGCATCTCGGTCAACTGGTCCACGGCGGCCTGGCGCATGGTGGCCCGCCAGTCGGCCTCGGAGATGACGAAATCCGCCTTGGTGCGGGTGATGTCGTTCTCGGGCAGGCCGTCGTTGATGGTCACGTAGTCCGGTGCACCCCGCATGTTGGTGATGCGGAACTGCTTTTCCTCGGTGGCGTACTGCTCCACGAGGGACAACTCGATCTCGCCGCGCAACTGCTCGGCCAGGCGCAGGTTGTCGAAGAACTTGCTGGTGGCCAGGCTGCCCTGCTCCTGGCGGCGCTGCACGGCCACTCCGGAGGCCGCGTTGGTCTGGCGCCCGAGTAGCTCATCGGTCACGCCACCGGCCTGCTGGATCATGTTGATGTCGCGGGACATCAGTTCCAGGTGCGGGCCGGCCAACTCGCGGTCCACGTTCAGGTCAAGCGCCTTGCCGGGCTTCTTGACGATGATGGCGTCGGGCCGGGCAATCTCCCGGCTGAAGTCGTCCATGTCGTCCACGGCGCCCTCGTCCATCACCACCTTGTTGGTGCTCAGGATGTACAGGGCCTTGGATGCCCGCTTGTTCACGCCGTCCTGGATGTCGCGCACGCGCCGAATCCAGCCGTAGGGTAGCCCGTCCTTGCCGCGCCGGAAGCCCCAGATGGGGATGAACTTGTGCCGGTTGTGCCGATACGGGCTCGGGCCGTCGTACAGAAGGGCGTAGGTCGTAAAGATGGCAATGCGCGTGCGCATCATGGTCTTCTTGACCACCGTGGCGCCATCGGCCACGGCCTGCACGTGGCGCGAATCGTTCCGGTCAAAGATTTCGCCGTTGTGGGCGCCGCCCCGGATGCGCTCCACCACCTCGGGCACCTTGTAGCTGGCCTCGATCAGGCGCACGCGGCGGCGCTTGTGGGTGACGATGGTGCCGTAGATGCCGTTGTGCTCGCGCTCGAACTCGGCGAAGTCCATGGCGATGTCGCCGTCCACCATGTCGAAGCTGCCGTACAGGGTGGCGTCGATCACCGAAAGCTCGATGACGTCCTTGCGCTTCGGGTAAAGCGCCTTTGCGATGTCCTCGTCCACCCACTTCGAGCGGAAGACATAGCGCATGTCGGAGCCGTCGAGTTCCGTCGATGCGCTGTCGAACAGGATGTTGCGCCAGGACTCGTAGCGATCGTAGATCGGCTCGCCGTCGTCCTCGTCCTGCACCCCGGCCTCCATCCAGCCGATGCCCACCTTCACGGCGTCCTCGAAGGCGCGGCTGCGGTGGAAGGGCGTGCGGTTGACGTCGCTCAGGTACTTCAGGAACTTGGTCTTGGCCTCGGCGGGCTTGGCGTCCTCTTTGCCCCGGGGCAGGATGCGGAAGTCAGTGCGCCCGCGCTTCTCGCTGCCGATGATCCAGTCCACCGACGTGGCGATGACGTTGTAGACGGTGGGCTGCTGGCCGCGTTCCTTCAGGGCCTGGGCTTCCTCGGGAGTCCACTGGTCGTTGTCGTAGTAGTCCTCGTCGATGGCCTGCTGGTAGCGGTTCTCGCCCTGGCGGTCCAACTCCTGCCGGTAGTACGACAGGAGCATCGCGTGGCGCTCTTGGTTCGCCGGGCTGTCGAGGTCGTTGCGGGGTGTCTCTGGACGGCCGGGCTTGGTGTCGGCCAGGCGGTCGATGGGCGTGTCGCGCTTGATGCGCGTGGTGCTCGGGTCGTTGATGTCGAACACTGGTTAGCCCCCAACCGTTTCAGCTTTGGCGAATTTGCTCATAGTCCATCAGCCCAACAGTTTGCCGGTTGCCATTGCCCATATCGAGAACGGCCTCTCCGACTTGAACGGCTTGGGTCGGGTCCACCGGCATTTTGATGAGGTCGCCCAGGTGATCGTCGATCAGCATCGCAATGCGGTGCGTCGTCGTCATGCTGGGCTCGAACCCCATGCGTTCAGCGAAAATGCCGGCTGCCCGGGCCAGATAACGCGGGTCATTGTACTTGAAGGCACTCGATAGTGCTATAGCGCATGGTTTCGCACCATACTGTCGGTACCGGGGCACGATCACGAGGGCGGGCTCGGTGTCCTCCTGGTCCTCGTTGTAGAGCCACGTCCCGTAGATCATCAGGTCGTGGATTTCCTTGCGCCACTGGTAGCGGGTCAGGTCGAGGGCGTGTTGGCTCATGCGGTTCTCCAGTTCGAGGATTTGCGTTTCCAGGTGCCGCCCGTGGTCGGCTCGTAACCCTGGGCGAAGGTGCGGAAGGCATCGGCGCCGTTCGATGCCTGGTCGTGGCGGGGCTCGTCCTTCCAGACGGCCAGGCGCTTGTCCCATTCCTTGCGGTAGCTCTCCAGCCGCAGCAGGCCGGTCTTGCAGTGGGTTTCGTCGAACCAGCACGACCCGAAGATGTCGCGCACCATCTGGATGCCGGTCTGCACGCGGTCGATGCGCGGCACGATCTCGATGTTGCGCAGGCCCAGGTCTTCGAGCATCTGCCGGGGCGTCCAGGTCTTCTCCACCCCGAGGCGCTTGGTGTCGCCGTCGTGCGGCAGGTAGTGCTTGCCCCAGACGTAGCCCAGGCCCTGCATGTAGCTGACGTAGTGGGCGAAGGCCTCGCCGAAGTTCTCGTAGTACCGGACAAACCGGTTTTGAGCACCGATGCGCTGGTGAAACCAGATGCACATCTCGTCGTTGAGGCCGATGTCCCAGAAGGTGTTGACCGTGACCGACTTTTCCCACGGCACCACCGTGATGCGGCTTTCCTTGCGGGCCAAGGCAAGTTCGTTGACGTAGTAGGTGCCCTCGGTGGACTTCTGGAAGGCTTCTTCGGGCGTGCTCGGGTACTCCTGCCACATGCGCTCGGGCTTGTTCGGGAAGTCGGCCTCGCGGGTGGCCACGTACCAGGCGCGTTGATCCGGCGCGATCGTCACGCCCATTTTGGCCTCAATGCCGGCGAAATACTCGTGGTCCTTGTCCGTCATGATGACCTTGGACGGGTCCATGCGGTAGTTCGGTTCCTCGAACCAGGGGTAGAAGTGCATGCGGTAGTCGCGTTCCGTCAGTTCCTTGCCGCTGTCGCGGATGGCGATGGCCCGCTGCGTCATCTCGTAGAACTCGCCCTCCCGTCCCTCGGCGGTGGACTCGATCACCAGCACGCCAGATTTGGGCACGGCCGGAATGGAGCCCGTCACGACTTCCTGGGCCTTGTCGGGAAACTTCGCGCAGATTTTGCCGAACTCCGACACGTGCAGCCGGTGGATGGTGCCCGATCGCATCGACGTGGCCACCCGGATGCTGCTGTTGTTGTGGGCGAACAGAAGCTCGGTGGCGCTATCCCGCTTGAGCGGCATGGCCTCTTTCAGGGTCGGCGGCAGGTTGTCGTAGGCGAACTTCACCTTGTCGCGGAAGATCGCCTCGGCGGCCTCGCGGTCCTGAGCGATGATGCCGCACCGCACGTTGGCATTGAACAGGGCGTGGTCCAGCCACACGATGGCGATCAGTGTCGTGAAACCCAACTGCCGGGCCTTGAGGATGATGTTCCGGTGCCACAGCCGCTTCAGGAACCGGCGCTGGGCCCGATTGGGCTTGAACTGGATGACAAGATCGTCGGCACCGTCGTCGCCCTTAATCATGATCTTGTAGAGATTCGACAGCCTCCACATCGGATCGGACAGCCTTGCGGCCAGTTCGGCGGCTTCGGTCATGCGCCCGGCCTCAATCGTCGCCGGCATCCTTCACGACGGGCAGCGCTGTGCCGTTGACCTGCTTCAGCAGCAACGTCAGCGGGTTCTCGGCATCACCTTGCAGCTTCAGCTTGTCGTTGAGCATGCCCATGTGGCGCATCAGCAGTTCAATGGCGCCCTTCTTCTCGCTGAGTTTGAACTTCTTGGTGATGGCCAACGGGCTATCGGCACCGCCCATCTCCATAACCTCGAACCCGGCCAGCGCTGCCGCTGCGTCATCGTCCAGTTCGGTGATTGCTTTGGCCGTGCCGTCGGCGTTGAAGAACTTGCGGATGTCCACGAAGGCCAGTCGGTAAAGCTCTTGGAGCACGCGGTCCTGGGTGATCTCCGTGCGTTCTTGGCGTCGCCGGTTGCCCTTTTGAATCGCGGCGATGACACTAGCATATCCTAGCAGTCGCGTTCCTTGCACGTCTGCTGATCCAGCCGCATATCCGGCTCGTATAGCGGCCTGGGTGGCGTTTAAGTCAATGAGGTACTCATCCACGAAACGCTGCTGCTTCGGAGTAAGGGTTTTCCCCGTATTAACACCAGGATTATCCTGAGTGGATTTCCCTGCTTTCTGGGGCATAGCCTGGCGGGTGGTCTTCTTTGACACGGTTGCGTCCTGCGTGTGCGTTTCCCGGTGAGTTGACCGGGGTGAATCAAGTTTCAACTGGTTCGCCCATCGAACCAATGGTATCACGGGCGAATCGAACTAAACAGCTTGGAATGGGGGCCTTGGGCAGTGAGACGGGGGGAAAAGGGCGCAAGTTGCGTCGTTGCCAGCACCCAGGGGGCGCAGCGGATCGTCGTGCGCGACATGGGCAACGGGGTGGACCGGATCGAGGTTCACGAGTTGATCGCCAAGCGGGATGCAAAGACCCACTTCCGACTACCTGGCTGTGTGCGGCTCCAGCAATCGACGGAAACTCGGTTCCTTGGGCTGATCTGGGACGCGAACACGGCGTGCATCCCTCTGGGGTGCCAGGCGTGCGCGTGCGCCCGGGCAATTGACGATCACACCGTCGAGGTCTTTGCCATCTGCCGGTAGGTGATGGCGGAAGCGGAGGGATTCGAACCCTCGGGGCGGCCTCGCGGTCGCCCTGCTGCGTTCAAGGCAGCCCCAATAAGCCACTCTGGCACGCTTCCTTAATCACTCGCCACGGGGTTGAAACAGCTTGCCCTCGCG